CAAAAGCCTACCTTTGGTACTGGTAGGATTGGTCAAGCATTAGAAGGTATGCGTGGAACTCGCGCAAGTGGCGGCTACCAAAATCCTCAAAGTGGTTATGGCTCGGTGACTCCTGGTACGGATCGCAGGTTCATGATGGGTGGCACAGCTATCCGCCCTGGTGGACGTGAAACCGTTCGCGGATTTGGTAAGCAGTATTCACTACCTGAACAAGACAAAAAGGTAATCAAGAACCCAATTGGTGGCGTAGGTTATGTGCCAAATCAGGTAAATAACGATCAAACCGTACAGGATCCTGTTACAGAAGATCCTGTGACGACAGATCCCGTCGCTTCAACATCTGACCCTGGTCCTGGCATGATGGCTGGTGGAGGACTTGGTGCTCTTGGTGCCAACAAACTCAATCGTGCTAAATCACGTCTTCGTCAACTTGGTATCTACGGACGTGGTACTGGTCTGCTTGGTCGCGGACTGCAATACGGAAACTCACTTAATACTGGACGCTAATGTCAGCCAAATCACGGTATGACTATTTAGCAAGTGACCGTTCAAACTTTCTAAACGTAGCAAGACAAGCTGCTGATCTTACTCTTCCTTACCTCAATCGTGGTGAAGAGGAGTGGGTCAAAGGAGCACGTCATCTACCTACACCATGGCAAAGCGTTGGTGCAAAGGGGGTAGTCACTCTGGCATCTAAGTTGATGCTGGCACTACTGCCTCCTCAAACCAGCTTCTTTAAGCTACAGGTAAATGACAGTGCATTGGGTACTGAGCTTCCTCCCGAAGCTAAGTCAGAGTTGGATCTTTCCTTTGCGAAGATCGAACGCATCATCCTTGAATCTATTGCTGCTTCCAGTGATCGTGTCGTTGTACACCAAGCACTGAAGCATCTAGTGGTGACAGGTAATGCGTTGGTCTTCATGGGAGAGAAACAGCTCAAGCTGTACCCCTTGAATCGCTACGTTGTAGAAAGAGATGGCAACGGTAATGTGCTTGAAATAGTCACAAAAGAACGCATCTCAAAGAAGCTTCTCATGAAGGTTCTACCCATGGCTGTGCCCAATGATGTGGCAGGCACTGAGGCAGAACGGAATGATGAGGCAGACATCTACACACACATCCGTCGAGACAATAATAGGTTTGTCTGGCATCAAGAATACGAAGACAAGATCATTCCGGGTTCAATGGGCAAAGCACCCATCGAAGCAAACCCGTGGCTTGTTCTTCGGTTCAACACTGTTGATGGTGAAGTCTACGGAAGAGGCAGGGTTGAGGAATTCATCGGAGATCTACGCTCCCTTGAAGCACTCTCTCAGGCCCTCGTAGAAGGCTCTGCAGCAGCCGCTAAAGTTGTCTTCGTAGTATCACCCTCAAGCACCACCAAACCGGCCACGCTGGCCCAGGCAGGCAACGGTGCCATCGTTCAAGGAAGGCCGGATGACATTGGTGTCATTCAGGTTGGAAAGACTGCTGACTTCCGAACTGCATTTGAAATGATGCAGCAGTTGGAACGTCGGTTGTCTGAAGCATTCCTCATCCTTTCTGTACGGCAGTCCGAAAGGACTACTGCTGAGGAAGTACGGATGACTCAAATGGAACTGGAACAACAACTCGGTGGACTGTTCAGCTTGCTGACAACTGAGTTCCTTGTTCCGTATCTAAACCGTAAGCTCAATGTCTTCCAAAAGACTGGTCAGATTCCACGTCTTCCGAAGGACATTGTTAAGCCTACTATTGTTGCTGGTGTTAATGCACTGGGTCGAGGACAAGATAGAGAAAGTCTTGGCTCGTTCCTGCAGACCATTGCACAAACGATGGGGCCTGAAGCTCTTGCGAAATACATCAACAGTGATGAGGTAATCAAACGTCTGGCTGCTGCTCAAGGCATCGATGTGTTGAACCTCGTTAAGAGTGTTGCTGACATGAAGCAAGAACAGATGGAGAACATGAGTATGCAGAAGGACATGATGCTTACTCAACAGATTGGTCAGTTGGCTAAGACTCCACTGATGGATCCAAGTAAAAACCCACAAGCAATGGAGATGATCAATGGACAAGGTAATCCCCTCGCGGCCCCAGCGCCAGAAGAACAAGCCGGTGCCCCAGCCCCTATCGGCTGAGGATCGTGAACTCTTTGATGAGTCCGGCAATAAATACGCACCACGCACCAAGATCGGCAAACCGACCATCGGTGTTCCCAATCGTGTTGAACGAGTTGGTCTTGGTAATCTCAAAGTAATCACAACTAATGGCTACACTGACGTACGATCCGACTGAAGCTCAAGACGGTGAATTCTCTGCAGAAGAGCTTGACTCACTTCAAGTAGGTCAAGCCCTTGAAGAACAACAGCAACAACTGCTTGCTGGTAAGTTCAAAGATGCTGAGGATCTTGAACAAGCCTACATTGAGCTGCAACGTAAGCTTGGCAACCGCGAAGCTGACACCGCTGAAGAAGAACCTTCACAAGAAGAAGAGGTTCAAGATGAAGAAGTAGATGTCGACTTCCTTGAGCGTCTGTGGCAAGAAGCACAGGATGAGTATTCACCAGAGACCCTTGAGGCTCTGCAGAACATGGATCCTACTGACCTTGCTCAGATGTACCTGGAGTATCGCTCACAGGTTGAGGAAGGTGGTGCTGTTGAAACCATCAGTGCTGAGGATGTCAGCAACTTGCAAGGCATCGTCGGCGGTGAACAGCAGTATGGTCAGATGATGGCTTGGGCACAGGAATCCCTGTCTGAGCAAGAGATCAACATGTACGACGCAGTAATGGAAAGGGGTGATCCTCTTGCCTGTTACTTCGCTGTGAATGCTCTTGCCTTTAGGTTCCAAGAAGCTCAAGGTTATGACGGCCAGATGCTGACTGGTAAAGCACCATCTCAGGTTCAAGGGTTCCGTAGTCAAGCTGAACTTGTGCGTGCCATGAGTGATCCTCGCTACGACAATGATCCTGCGTACCGTGCAGATGTAGCAGCGAAGCTTGAGATGTCTGATCTCAACTTCTAAATGATGTTGGAAGAGTAAGCAATATACAAGTCCTTTGCAACGAACTCATGCTTACTCTGACACTCACTCTCGCTTCTCTTGCATCGTGGTATGGCTATCCGTATCACGGTAATCGCACCGCTTCTGGTGAGATCTACAACATGCATTCCATGACTGCAGCACACCGCACCCTTCCATTTGGAACTAAGGTGCGGGTCTGCAATACCTCAAACAAACGCTGCGTTAATGTCCGTATCAATGATCGTGGACCTTTTGTTCATGGTCGTGATATTGACCTTAGTCGTGCTGCTGCTGAGGTGATTGGATTGAGAAGTGCGGGTGTTGGTCAAGTCACTATTCAACGAATTAACTGACATGGCAACAGCTCATCCCTTTGATCCGAAGGTCTCTTCGGTGACTGTGCAGTATGTAACTCCTACTGCTGATAGCCGGGCATTCATTAGTGCTTACGGCGAAGCCAATCAAACCCTGACTGAACTGAGCCCGAAAGGTGTGAAGGTTCAAGCCGGTGGTGCTGCCTGGCCTGCCTGATCATGAAAGGTAAAGGCGGTAAGGGTGGCGGCAGCAAGAAAGGCTGCTGATGAAACCCGGTCTCTACGCCAACATCCACGCCAAACGTCTTCGCATCAAGAATGGTTCTGGTGAGAAGATGAGGAAGGCTGGATCGAGTGGTGCGCCGACTGCGGCACAATTTAAGAAAGCAGCAAAGACTGCTAAGAAATAGTTCCCGCAGTGCGTGCTAACGCACACTAATCGGG